GGGACTAACACCCTCACCACAGAGCTCACGGGGCTTACTAACCATGCTCTGCAAGTGGGTGCGGGCACCGCTACATTAACTCAATTGGGTGCTGGCACTACGGGTCAAGTGCTTCAAACCAATACTGGTGCCGATCCAACATGGTCAACAGCCACATACCCATCTACTACCACTATCAATCAGATACTTTATTCATCGTCTGCAAACGTAGTCTCGGGTTTAGCGACAGCTAATAACGGAGTGCTCACTACGGGTGCTGCTGGCGTTCCGGTTATCACAGCTCTGGCCAGCAACGGTCAACTTATCATTGGTTCTGGGTCTGGAGCTCCAGCAGCTGCCACGCTCACCGCTGGCACTGGCGTTACGATTACCAATGGTGCCAACAGCATTACGATAGCCGCTACGGGAGGCTCGTTCGCATGGGTGGATGTCGCTGCTTCTACGCAGGCGCTCGCAGTGCAGACTGGCTACATCACTGACCATTCTGGTGGGGTTGTATATACACTGCCAGCAACCGCAGCTCTTGGCGACCAGATTCGAATTTTGGGTAAACAAACATCTTGGTCGATTGCTCAGAATGCCACACAACAGATTGTAGTCGGTTCCGCTTCGTCCACGGTTGGTACTGGGGGCAGTGTAGCTTCTACGAACTTGGGCGATTGTATATGGCTAGTATGTATTACTGCCGGCACAGCTACTGTATGGCGTGCCGAGTCGTATGTCGGAAATTTAACGGTAACATAGGAATCTAATGCCAACCACACTCAATCCATCAGACCAAACGATTACTCAATATAACATCCAAACCGGGGGCGCCAGCAACTTGTTGAATAATGTTGCACCATCGGCAACGTCGGGGATACCAGTTATCTCGCAAGGCGCGTCCGCCCAACCAGTATTTGGTACTGCGGTTGTTGCGGGTGGGGGGACTGGATCGGCTACATTTAATATCAATGGTGCGGTCTTCTCGAATACGACCACCACTGGAGTTCTGCAATCGGCGACTCTAGTAGACGGCCAGATACTGATCGGCTCCTCGGCCGGGGCTCCAGCAGCTGCTACGATTACGGCCGGGACAAACATCACGGTGACGAATGGGCACAATACGATAACGATTGCGGCGAGCGGCGGTGGATCGGGGAGCATAGTGGGTCAATCGCGCGTAACCAGCACCACTGCTACTAGTTCGTCTACGGTGTTGGCTGTAACGGGAGTTACGCCAACGACATCTAATACAGTGTCGTTGCTATCCACTACATATACGCCAACGGCGTCAGCAAATTTATTGTTTTTCCAATGTACGGTTCCGTTTTCGAGTGGCACAGGGGGAAGTATTTCGATTGGTATATCATTATTTCTCTTTGCCGGATCGACTCTCCTTGCGGCATATCCATTTTATGTCGCGAACAATTCGCCATCGACAGCTAATTTTACATACTATAAAGCGGCTGGGACGACTTCTCTCACTACGTATGCCGTTTATTATGCGGTTTTAACGACGGGGGGCGGCGGAACATCTTATATTTTATCTAGCGCAGGTACCGCGTTCTTCAATAGCGCAATAACTTCGATGGAATTTACTGTCACAGAAGTGGTGCTTTAGATACGGGCAGCATCAAATTGCGTCTGATAATTCTTGGCTTTACATCATAAAAAAACCCCGGAGACCGCCCCCGGGGCTACGAACTGAACATCAACTTTTTTTTGCTTGCACTACAGAATATAAATATTATTTACATTCTACGCTACTTTTTTCGCTTTCCACTCGTAGAACATCTTCCAGAAAGACTCAGCTCTATCAGCGGCTTTGGACTTTACTTCGCCGATAGACTTCTTGCTGTTTGCGGCTAGGATAGTGAGATACTCTTCGACTTCGTTTTGCTCGATGCCGTTGGGGATTGGCAAGTCGATCTTCGCAGGATCAACGTATGGAGCTGGCCGACTGCTTGGACGCGTAGCTTCATTGCCATCGTCATCTTCTTCGGTAGTCATTCCAACGATAGCCGAGAGTGCATATCTGCGAGTGTACGTAAGAGCCGATCCAACAGCATGGGTTTTTTCCATGATTAGGGGAATAAAAGATTTCATCCACTGGCCGCTTGAATGCAACAGTGTAGTGACAAGAAAAATTCTGCCATCTCGGTCATCCATCGTCTGTACGATCGACAGTCCATGACGGCTTAGTGGCTCTCTACATGCACTCCATACGCTCGAGATGTCTGCATATTTGCTTTTGAAAAACGGATTGGAACTGTCTTTTATAGCAGGGGACATTTCTCCTTGCGCTTTTGCTAGTGCTGTTGCGAGTTCATTGATTTGCTCTGACTGATACATGTTACTCTCCATAATAGTTTCTTTCATTTAAAACATCGGCTTCTACGCGCTCATATATAGCGTCGTAGATAGCGGTGTATTTTGTTCTCTCTTGATTGCGCAAAATGTCCCACAGCACTTCTGCTATACGCTCTTTGCATTCTACTGCCAGCTTATATTCAATAAGACACGGCTCGGCATAATCGTATTGGTATTGATTCATAATTTCTCTTTGTGGTGGAAATAGCCATAGCAAGTCAACGCGCTAGCGAAAATATTCCAGTACTGTGTAACATCTTCGTAATCGTAAACCAGCGCGTCTACAACAACTACTGGGAATGAGTGAGAGTCAGACCCAGTAGGCTTCTTGTAAGATTTCTTTAAGTGTATATTACATATTTTATCAAATTGGTAGCCGTTTAGCTCGCACAAATGTTTATAAGCTGCAAGCTGTACGGGCCACGACTTAGACTTCACACTAGAAGTCTTGATATCGAAAAGCACTGTAAAGCCATCTTTCGTCTTCGCGATGAAATCGAATTCACCGGTAAAGCGCTTTACATCATCATAGAGACGATCGCCCGAATGTAAGCACTCGACTATGTTCTCGCTAGCCCACTGGGTGAACGCGTTGAACCACGGCTCATACTCCGGATCTATCTCCGGTATCCAGTGGCTGTTTAGCCAAGCTGTGCAGTACTCGTGGACTTTGGAGCCGCGAATAGCTGCATTGGCTAAGACGTCGATGGGTATAGCTCGCATATCTTCGATTGTTTGTTTTCCGATAATATCGGTGACTCTTGGGTAGTTCTCTCGATCCATTCGTTCTCTCCGTTGGGCTGTGATAAAATTTCTAGCGTTTGCAGGAGCATTTCAAGCCGTTGCTCGTACGCGTCCCACATCTCGTCGATTTGATCTAACATATTCGCTCTTTATTTTTTAGATGTTTCTGTGCTATGATAGTAATTTACCAAGAGCTTAAATTAATGGAAAGACAAAAATGACAATCGGCGAAAAATTACGTCAATATCTGAAAGAAAACGGGGTAGAGAAAACTTGGTTCGCGAGCAAGCTTGGAATCAGCCGCCCATTTCTAACACAGCTTCTGAGGAGCGACAAGCATTTTCCCCCAAAGTATTGGGATAAACTTGTGCACTTGACTCGCGGCTATATAGACTTGTATGCGCTGCTTTCTGAGCATTTCGAAGATACGCCAACTTTGATGGTGTCTATGAAGAGAAGTAGTTTTGGATGCTTTGTTTCTTTAACAGAACTTAATGTAGAAGAAGATTCTATTCAAAGAAGCGCTTAATCATAAAAAAGTTTTAACTAGTAAACAATTCCCGGAAAGTTCAAATTGCTGAAAGAAAAAAGCCCCCGCAGTGATGCGGGAGCTCAACCAAAACAAGTACTCGGTCCCCACCGAGTAACAAGAACAAGTGTCGCAAGGAGCGACTAAGAAATGGAAGATAGAGTCCCACCCCCCATTTTATTTGATCGATTCTCAAGAAAGAAAACCGAGCGTTTGTTTTTGCGTAGTCATCATACAAAGAACGAAGAATTTAATGCAACAAAAAACCCACAGCCATATGACTAGCTGTGGGTCAATCTAACACAAGGAACTATATGTCAAACAACATATCAGCCCCCGCTAATTTTAGCAACCCATTCTTTTCTGTCGGCACTCATTCTTTCAATGAAGGAATTGCGGTGTCTACCAAAAGCATCATAGCGGCAACTGTCTTCCAGCATCTTCTTTTCTGGATACAGTACAACAAAATCCATAAAGATACTCAACATGATGGCCGTACATGGATGTATGAATCCATTCCGAGCATGGCAAAATATATGAAATATCTAACAGAACAGCAAATAAAAGACGGATTAGCTCTTCTGGTTAAGCATGGTTACATTGTCAAAGGGAACTACTCTAACAATAAATTTGATCATACAAGTTGGTATGCATTATCCAATGAAGAATGGCTCGATTCTCAAAAAATGTTTGCGATGAGGTCTGCAGACCCGATCGGCGCGGTCCCCAGACCCGATCCGCGGGGTCTACAGACCCCATCTTATAATGATAAGTTAAGTAAAGAAGAAGTTATAAAAAAAGAAGAGAGAGAGAGAGCGCGCGCGCCCGATCATTCGCCACCGGCCAAAGAACCAGAACCCCCGCCAACGTCTCATGGCCAGTTCGTCAAACTCAAAGCTGGAGAATATGATGAGCTTTGCGAAACTCTCGGCAAAGAGCGCGTAGATGTCTATATCGCTAAGATTAATAATCACATTCCCAATAGCAAAAATGGCCCATACAAAGACTATGCGGCAATCATTCGTAAGTGGTATCTCGAAGATCAATTGAATCCCCAGAAGCCCAAAACTGTCATTTCATCGGATACTCACGATGAGATAGCTAAGAAAATTCAAGAGAAGTTTGGAAAACGTAGCGATATAGTCTTTGGCTACAATTACATAGAGTTTGTCAATGGTCCGCAAGTAGCTCACTTGCTTTTCGGCAGCAAAGATTTTATTGATAAGTGTAAACAACAATTAAACATTAGAAAATTAGAGATTAACATATGAAATTTATCCATTTTATCTGCGAAAAAGAAGAAGTTCTCTATCAAAAAATTATTCCGATTAGTGAGATCGCAGAGATCATTTGTAAAAGAAATGTCTCTCAATTTCCAATGGCAATCGATTATTGTATTTTTATTTTGAAATCTGAAGAAGAAATACATTGCGTGTTGGATCTTGAAGATGATCATAAATTATTTTCATTCTTTAGAAACGACAACGCTTCAGCGCGACACATAATTTCTAATGCAGTTTGGGGGATTTATCGACTTGGAAATGATACCAGAGAATTGAATGATTATGGAACATCGTTTAATTGCCCCACAATTGAACATCTGATGTTAGACAGACTCCATGTAGCCAATAATAACGATCGTTGAACCTGGGGCAAAAGAAGTGCTAATTAAGCGAAAGCTCAAAATCGGCGGGAAGACTCGAACTTTCACAGCCAATCAAAGCTGGCAAGTCGTGGGTGATCAGCGAATATTCTTTCGCTCAGATTGGGAGTACCGTTACGCCAAGTATCTTCAGAAGCTTAAAGACCAAAAAGAGATTTTGCTTTGGGAGCACGAGCCCACAATCTTCTGGTTTCTTGAAATCAAGCGTGGGACTCGGAGTTACTTGCCGGACTTTCGTGTCACTGCAAAAGACGGATCGCATTACTGGGTCGAAGTGAAGGGGTACTTTGATCGCAAGAGCATCACAAAGATCAAGAGATTTCACAAATATTATCCCGAAGAAAAGTTAGTAATCGTGGATAAAAATTGGTTTAACAATCATCGGGGAGCATGAAATTGGAGAAGCGAGTAAAAATTTTTTCAAATTGCTGGCCATATGATCTGGAAAAAGATATAAATGTTTTTTTGGAGAGCACATCTGGCAAAGTTCACGAAATAAAATTCAGTGAGACTGCGCTAATTGGGCAGCCAAACTTCCATGCATACATAACATTTACGCCGGAGTCTTATGACCAAAGACGGGAAGAAGAAGAAAAAAATAAAAAAAGTGATGAAAGAATTTTCAGAACAAAAACTGCATTCTGGAACCAAGAGCGGCCCCCTTGTTGATAACCAAAAGCAAGCTGTTGCTATTGCTTTAAGCGAAGCCAAAAAAAAGAAAAAATAAATGCTATATGACGACTTCAAGACTTGGAAAGTAAGAAATGGCTATTCGCTCTGTACGGACGATGAGCATGACCGCGAGTTGTTCAAAAAGTTCTACTGTTCAGCTATCCACGGTATGTCTGTGGGTGCGATAGTAGATGATTTAGCATGGCAAATATATAATTTAGAATGTTGTATGGAAGGAGTATTAGAAGATTTATGAATTTAATTGGTTATGAAAATTTAAGCAACGACAACAAAGTTTTGTTAAACTTTTTACTTGTCAACAAAATGGTTATAACTCCCGAATGCAGAACGACTTTGTTCAAAATTCGCGACTTTGTGAAACAAAATATGCGTGTTTATATGTGGAGAGAAAATCTTTGGCTTTACACGCTTAATACTTTGTTGCATGACCCGCAGCCAGTTACTTCAAAGCGTGGGTGGGAATCTAACGATGTAGTTCTCAATACAACACCCACGCAACTACAGCTCTCGTTTCACCCCAAAGAAGAGCCCGTCGATTTGACTGGATGGATTACTTTGGATGAATTCAAGAAAAGCGATCCACTGGTTAAAGCGATGGATGCTGGTGATGATTATATCCGCATTAAGTTTAAAGAATATCCAGATGAATTCAAAGATGTTCAAAAGCAAATAGACAAAACTTATTACGTTAAGCCAAAAGAACTGCGTTACAAGCTGTTGGAATTTAAGCAATACCCCAATGGGCGTATTAAGAGAAACGTAGAAAACTATAAAAGAGAGACGTATGGACAAACTGATCAAAAAAGATAAAAAGAAGATTGACAAGATGATGAATACACTTGTCAAGAAAGATATTCCACGCGACAAGAAGCTCGAGAAGTGCGATGAGAAGATGAAAAGCAAAAAGAAATAAAAAAGCCCCCTTCCGGGGGCACGAACAGTTGCGCAATCAAGCGCTAAGCAAATTTTAAATGTAGAACGCTGATTATTATACATATTCAGTGATTTACGACAAAGAGAAAAAGATGGCAAACGACAAATGGATTCAAAAAGCAGTGCAGCACCCCGGCGCTCTACGAAAAAAGCTAAAAGCAAAGCCCGGCGAAAAGATCCCCGCGGCAAAATTAAAAGCGGCCGAGCACTCAAAGAACCCCAAGACACGCAAGCAAGCGAATTTAGCCGAAACGCTGAAGAAGCTCCACAAGTAGAGTTTACTGTCTACGAGCCGATGCGACGCGAGCTGCTCAAGATGATTAAGTACTTGGACGTCTTGGAGTGCAAGAAGTTTATGGATGGTGAGCACGACATCCAAGGTGTCTTAGATTATTTGGATATCCTAAAGTGGCAATGCGAAATTTATTTAAAATATACACAGCTAAAAGAGAGTATCAATGGAAATTAGAAACGTAAAGACATTCGGCCAAGACAAAGTATGTAAAGCCGGATTTACACTCATGTTCCCACAGTATGACGACATGACTGTCGAGTGTGCGCTATTCGAAGTGGATTCAAGCAAATGGTGGATCAACTATGCCGCACGCCAGTATCAAGCGCAAGACGGTAAAAAGAAATATTGGAATATGGTCAATTGGCCCCAAGAGATCAAAGAGCGGATAAGTGCCGAAGCGCGCGAGCTGTTCCGCCAAACAGCAAATGGGAAAGAAGATTTGCTGTTTTAACTACCCCGCTCACAACTACTTGTGGGGGCATATTGGACAAACTAAATATGATTGGACACAGCATTGGATTTGCAATACTCTTGGGCTTAATAATTTACGTATTTATTTGTGACCACCCAGATGCAACATAACACACATTATCGGGACGTATGACAATATTAGAATTCATCGAATCACATTTTTGGTCGTTATGGTGGCTTGTACTTCTGTGCGCGGGGACTTTATCTAAAAGATGAGTGAACCCAACGAATTTCTTGAGGGCTTTGCGTTCAGGGCCAAAGCGAAAGCTCGAGCGATTGAATTCTTGAATTTGTTTGGAGTGCTATCGATCGTGTTTATTGAATCTAAATTCATGACAACGCGTGAGCGCGCGCGTCAATTGCTCCAGCAAATAGTCGATGATTACATGAACGTCTATTGGCTCAAAGATAATTGGATTGTGATAAATGGGAGAGAAGACGACTTGCCCGAGCATCTTAAGCCAAACAAGAAGCGAGTGCGTATAAGAAAGAAACCGTCTAAGTGGAAAGATGTAACCAAAGCATGATTACGGATTAACGGAGATGACTATTGCGCACGAACGAACGACAGCTCCAAGAGTTCTTGCAGCGCTACCGCGTTGTCTCGTCGTCGTACGTCATGACCACGTTCCGCATTACTCGAGCAGAAGCTAGAGAGATGCTGAGAAAGATAGTCGCTAGGAACGAAAATATTAAGTTTGTGAATAGAGATAGAGTATGTCTAATTCTGGATACGCGAAAATAGATTTATCAGACCCAAAAGCATTAAGAAAGATTCGCGAGCTACGTAAAGCTCACTGTTATCTCTTAGCAGTTAAGAATATTTTTGAATCTTACGGGCTAATGAACTACAAGAATGAGAATGAATTTTATAGAATATCAAACCAATGCGCAGAGGAGCTAATCAAATGCCAGCAGAGCTAACAGTAATAATCAAAGATGATGAGAAACGCACTCTAACACGAAAACATCTAGTGTATGAGTCATTCTCGTTCGATGAGCACGATCCAGTGATAGCAAAGTATTTGAGAGAGATACAGCTGGAGTTCCAGGGACATCCAGCTGATCTCATCGTAAGCGCTAAGATGGTGGTAATGTAAGCTAGTCGGCTAAATCATCATCACTAACATACTCGCTCGGCTCGGGTGTCTCGATATCCGCATTATCTAAAGCATCTAAATAGTTAAGCAATGCTTCGGTCGTCAAGTCTTGTATAGACTTCTCAGCTAAAAGAGCTGCATGCTTAATCTGGAAGTGGAGATCTTTTGGTATGCGTACGCTAAAAGATATTAATTCGTCATTCATTGTCATCTCCATTTATTCTTCGTAAGTTATATAGTTGTCTAAGTAGTTTGGATTCTCATCCAACAGATTGATTAGTCGCTTTTCAGCTTCATCGGAATCAATATCATACTCATCGCACAGATCTTCGATGGCAGACTCATAGGCTTGGATCCAATATTCTTTACACATTATCTTCATCCCCGTGGTTATTGGTGAATATATTCTACTAATTTACATAGATCTACTTTGTTAATCTCAATCTGAGATCGAGCAAGAGGATGTTTGATACATATTCTCAAAAGCAGCTTTGCTAGTGGTTCGGGCGATTTGCAACGTCTATATTTATCTATAGTGTCTTCGTCGCCTGTGAGCCAACAGTACGCAGCCCACGTCCAATAATTCTCCCAGCCAAAATATCTCTCTGTTTGAGTACCCGCCTCCATATCGTCCAGATCGGAGATTGTACCCGTCTTCTGCTCTTGAAGATATTTTAGTCGGTCTTTAATATATTTTAGTAATCCGCCGAAATCTGCTACCCCAGGACCGCCAATAAGAGAGTTAAGACCGCGAATTTCACGAGGATGAGAGACGTATACCTCCAAAAACAAATTGCGTATATCTTCGATCGATTCACAGTTTTCATATTTACTTAGAATGTCGTCGTTAGTATTTGTGAACCAATCGTAGACCACCCACGTCCAGTAATTTGCGTGTCCACGATATTTTTCGTATGGTCGGGGGTCTTGGTAAAAATCCATCTTCATCTCCTTGGTTATGATCATGATGACATTCTAGCATGAGTGCAAGATTACACACAAGAAAAAGATTGTGCTTGAGAATTAAAATAATGATTTGATAACTTGCAGATATGTCAAGACCACAAATACCAATCGATTGGAGAGTTGTAGACGAGTTGCTAATGTGCGGATGTCCCGGCACAGAGATAGCGGCTCATTTCTCTATGCACTGTAATACGTTCTATGATCGTGTGGCAGAGCAATATAAAATGAGTTTTACCGAATATTTGACTCAAAAGCGATCGCACGGGCAAGCAATGGTAAGACTTGCTCAATATCAAAAAGCTCTTGGAATGTCTAAGAAGGGAGACAATACTCTACTCATTTGGCTCGGCAAGAATATGCTTGGACAGAAAGATCAGCCCACAGCTATCGATGTGACTGATGATGTCAAGAAAGCAGCAGATGCCCTGCATGAGCAATTGAATGCTATGCAGAGCCAAGCTAAATCACAGTCTGATCCCGATATAACCATCGGTTTTATCCCAAATGAGAAAAAGTTTACTTAGCTTAAATCGGGAAAATAAGCACTATTCCCACTATCTGATATCTCTGTCCACGCTAAAGATTGTGTTAAGATCAGTCATAGTCTGGAAACTCTAAGCGATTGACTCGCCCGTCCATTGTCTGCAATATAGACAACACCATCGTCCCCACATACGCTAGATCCGCGTTAGTCGCTGGTGACGAGCGTGCGTGTGGGGGGAGTCTGTCGATGTTGTTGATATACTCTGTCAGCTCCGCGAGCATGATTTCAATTGTAATTGGCTTTAGCTCATCTTCCATATTCATTACTGTATAATATTTTTCTCATTAGTATATTCATTACTGTGATAAAAGCTTCGTATTGTTCTTCGCATATTCCCGCTTTCATCATTGGAGAGCACAAATTTATGAGTAAAGCCAACGACAGCTTTCTGTTATCGATTTTATGTTCATTTAAGAAGGTATTGACTGTTGCAGAAATTGCTATGGCTAATTTATTTTCAATCTTATCTTCCATTGTGCTTCTCGTATTCAATCTTTAGCCCATCCATAAAGTCATCGAAAATGTGCGTTGGCATACCCATATCCAGCGATATAACAAATAGAGCATCTATGACGCTCCCTAGTGCGACTCCGGAGTCTAGCTCGTGCTGAGTAAACAGTGAGCATATCTGTGGGCTGCGCGGCTGTCTATCGGGCGCTAGCTCGAGGTGTTCAGTCCATTCTAAATTCTGCGTGGTCATTTCTAATATCATGTTCGTTCCAATTCGTTTTCGATATAATTAACTAAATTTTGTATAGCAAGTTTGTGAGTGTCCGGGAATTGCTGTTCAAGCTCATCGAATGTCATGACAGCATCTGCGCCAGCAACAGCTAGCTTCATTAGCCCAGTATACGGGCCGGGCAGTTTATCAAATGGGATATAGCTCCAGTATTCCGGCTCATTGCAGAGTGGGGCATGAAATTTTTCAACATCTTCGGGCGTGAAATTGGGTACGCACGCAACCCAGATGCTGCCGCCGCGATAGCTGAATCGATAGCACGTCCAGCAGTCGCCGCCATTGAATGTTAAGATTTTCAGCCCCTGCGGGGGTAAGTTTTGGTCACTGAGTTTAATCCAATTCATAGTGTCACTCGTATCGGTGGATTGACGGGTTGGTAATACTCGTTGACGTGGGATGCGTTAATGAATCGTATTCCGCTGCATTCATCGCTTCCATAAGCTTCGTGGATATGCCCGAATATATGCAGCTTGGGAACAATTCGGGACAAGTGTGTGGTGAGAGTATAGCTTCCCACGCGTCTGCCATCAAGTGCAGTGTCTTGCCATCCATATGGTGGTGAATGTGTCACAAGTATATCAATATCATCAGGTATCATAGCCCACTTCTCTGCGAGCTCTTTTTCAGTATCGAAGGTAAATGCTTTACAACGGGGATTCATTCCATCAAACGTAAGAGTCCACGGAGAGCCCCATATCTTTAGTTTTTTTCTATAGACTAGCGAATTATCTTCACTGTCGAATAGATTGCGTACTGGCTCCGTATATTCAAATTCAGTGCCAGAATCGCAGAGATAATAACATGAGTCTCCACAAGTCCCACTAAGTCCCAGGTCTTGAAGCGCATTATCATGATTTCCAGCGATGAATATTTTCATTTGATAAGACTGGTTTCTTAACCATTCTATAAATAATAAATGTTCTTTTGGTCCATCAGTAGCAGTTAAATCCCCAGCCACGATGAGTAAATCACCGCCATCGAGCTTGGGATAGTAGCCATGTAAATCCGCTATACAATCGATAATCATTTGGGCTGCTCGGGTAGTGGCATCCAATGAGTGGGATAAAATGCACCAAATGTACGACTAAACCATGCCGGTGGGTCATCTTCCCAGGGCTTATCATATTCACATACGTTTATTTCCCCACATCTATCTATGCAGAGAACGTATTGTCTCCATACTGGTAGCTCATCTTCAACACTAATCCATTCCATTTAACACCGCTTTAAAAGCTTGTTCAGCCAACGATTTAGTCTCACCGATTGCGTATGGTATGTTTTTGTATGTTGGATGGAAATATTTGAGACGGTGAGCAGCATAATTTTGCACATATTCGTTCGATTCTTGCGTAACTCTATCACCCATTAGTTTGTCAATTGATGGAGTCACATCGCCGATATGACCACAATCGAATCCAATACAGTACCCATCACGTTCACCACGTAGACCAAAATCGCTATAAGTCAATCGACCATGACATTCGCAGTCTATATCATCGTATGTCTTTCCATACCATGGATGATCGATTGGAATTTGCATATAACCGCACAAGTGCCCACCAAAAGCGTATCCGCTATATTCCAAAGCCACAACACGCCATACTAAACATTTAAATCCCAAGTGCTCAAAATTAACTTCATCGGGCTCTTCTACCCATTCGCCATATCCAAACCATTGAATCTTTTGGTCCGAAGTATAGAGATGTTTGCTTTCCATTAAATTTATTACTTATATATATTCAAAATTATGTCTTTACCACTAGCGCCCAAGCAACTCGAATACATCATCAACTCTACTCGCAAATGGAACATTGCTCACGGTAGTGTCCGTACCGGCAAGACGGTAGCAAATACATTCAGATTTTTGCAAGCGTGTCAGAATTGCCCAGACTCGCGCATTTACATCGTCGGCCACACATTCGATACTGCATACCGCAACGTCATACGCCCCATACTCGAAGCCCCGGAATTAGCGTTATATCGGCCGTTCTGCTCATGGAGTGGCAAGAAACTCTACTTTCGGGACAAAATAATCACAGTGCTTGGAGCTAAAGACAAGGGCTCTCTAGCTACATTCGCTGGTATGACTGCATCTCTCATCTACTGCGACGAGATTACGCTCTACGACCCCGAGATTACAGAGATGATAGACACGCGTCTCAGCACCCCGCACTCTATGGGCTTTGCGACATGTAACCCAGCACACCCGAACCACATTATCAAGCAGTGGATCAATAAAGGTGTCGCAGGGGATACGAACTACTACTCACTCCACTGGAAGCTTGAAGACAATCCGTTTGTGGACGAAGATTATAAAAATCGTATTAAGAACTCTCTGAGCGGTGTGTTCTACAAACGAAACTATCTTGGCGAATGGTGTCTCGCAGAGGGGGCTATCTTCGACTTCTTTGAGCGCAAATATCACGTAGTTAAAAAGCCCCCCAGAAACGCTGAGTATCACGTAGCGGGTATAGACTACGGGACTCTCAATGCATTTGGCTGTGTACTGGTCGGTGTCTCTACGGGCCGTTACGATCAAATGGGGCTATGTAGATGGGCTGAGAAAGAGTACTACTGGGATGCGCGTAAAACTAATCGCCAGAAAACCAATAGCGAGTATGCAGACGACGTACAAGCGTTTCTAGAGCCATATGGCGTACGAGCTATATACGTCGACCCATCAGCAGCTGCATTCAAGCTAGAGCTTCGTAGACGTGGCTTGCCAGTCGTAGATGCTGATAACGACGTACTCAATGGAATCTCCGTCATGACGTCCGCTATGCGCGACAATATACTCTACGTCTCTCAAGAGTGTCCGAATCTAATCCGTGAGATAGAGACATACGTATGGGATAGCAAAGCCGCAGAAAAGGGAGATGATAAGCCCATTAAGAAAGATGACCATTTACTCGATGCTCTTCGCTATGCTATCTATACACATAAGCCAACATTTTTTGATTACGAAGCACACAATAAGCGTCAAAATGAATATATGCAAAACAGATTCGGGGGATTTAATGGAAGATAAAGAAGTTGCTCGTATGCAAAAGCTTCATGAAGATTTAAATAGAGCGCGCGCTATTTGTGATCCAATAGAATTCCCAAGACGCCAGCAAATTTTATTATATTCATTAGCTGAACATCTTTTAGAGCCGTTCTATGAGTATGAGAGAAAAAGAATAAAAGATTCGGATGAATCAGATGCTCGAATCTGACGAAAAATTCTTGTTGCTCTGCAACGCTATCGATTCTGTAGCTTTTATAGCTATAGAAGATACCGACATCGTAATGGATAGTTTACTTAGAGTACTTCTTATCTACATGCAGCGATTTGAATTTGATATCCACGAAGTTCACAAGTTTCTGCAAAACGGAGTTAATCAATACCGAAACGTAATGGAAGAGTGCGAAGACGATGAATGAAAATCTCGAGATAATGAAAGCCATGCACATCTTCGGCTCTATATGCGAGACACTCGACCACCCATCTATCGGTTTAAATGCGCTGATGTCTGTCTATTTCAAGATATGCCACGAGCGCGGGTTTTCGCTCGAAGAGATCCGCGATTCAGTTCAAGACGCACTCATAGTCTTCTCCAATAAAATCAAAGATGGGTTGATAAATGACAATCCGGGTCTTAATCATTAATTGGTTCTGAATTTCGATAATTATAAATTTCTTTAAACATATTCATGTAATGGACTTGAGTATGACAGGAGTGAAATGCATCGATCTTTAATTCAACTTTTTTCTTGAAAACGTCAAAGTTAATATCTTCTCTTCTTATAAATGCGAGTAAGCATTTCAAAAATCTTGTTTGTTTGAGAAAAAGCTTATTGGCAACTTTCAACATACGGATGTGATTTAGAAAGGTTTCCACTTCCATATATAGAGCGCATCTTGTTTGAAACGTTTCTTTTACTTCGAAAGTCCCATTTCTAAACTTTACCAAAACATCCCCATTCTTATGAGCGAAAAGTGTTAATGCACAATTTATACTCATGTCTTTTTTCTCAATGAATGAGCGTAAAGTTAGATATGATTCAATCCCTTCATGGCAGTAGTAATTCAAATAATCATTAAGCTTCCATTGCTTCTGATTATTGTTAAGAGTTATAATATCCGAATGAATGGCATTTTCGATCACAGAATAGAAAACAGGAATCATGAGCTGTTTGGCAGCTTCTAGACGATGCTGGCCATCGATAAGTCGAAAATCAGAGTCAACAAGCAATGGTCGGAGATGAAGCAGATTCTTTAATTGCAAAGAATTCTTTATCTTTTCGATATTTCTTGGGCACAATTCACGATTATTTGGATGCTTTTTAAACATACTATAATCAGCTGTTTGGTGGTACATTTTTTATCTCCTGTATAAGCTCTATAATTAATTCAAACTGTGTAGTTAATGCATCGATTTTGCTTTCAATATTTGCAACTTTTTGATCAATAGGATATTCAACTCCTGACTTACCAAGAACTTTGCTAATTATGTAATAAGAAGTATGATATTTTTTTGCTAGATTTGACATTGAAATTCCGCTCTCTAGGCCATTTTTAATTTCTTTCAACTCTTCATCACTAAATAATCTTCTTTTTTTTATGTTTGTGTCAGTTCTTGTTCGATGGGCAGCTCTATTAGCCGTCAGTGCGTTATATTTTTTTTCTTCATTTAAATGACGATTGATTTCTCTAGATATTAGTGCTCGACATCGGTTCAGCTTTTCTCCAATTTCTTTTTGAGAGAATCCATCGTTAAGCATCTGTTCAATGATTTTTCTATCTTCTAGAGTAAATGGCCGTTTTATTCTCTTCATTTGTATTTAAGTATGAAATGGGTATGTAATTTCCAAGAATTGTAACTTGAATCAAAGTTTAAGCGCAATCCAGTTTCTGATTTAGAATTGGAAAAATTCACTCAGTTTTGTATTTTGGCTCTCACTCTCTTGTTAAATAAAAAATTTAATGATACCTTTGGGATTAATAGTTTTAATCTCAGAGGGTCATATCGCTTTCTATTATCCCCCATGGAATAACGCATTAGAACCATCGCAAGGTAACGTTCGGCAGTGGCTTGATAATCTCTACAGCAAGTTCCAGCCGATTGAGCAATCTCGCTGGAACCAAAGTAACATTGACACTTTGTTCTATGCCGGCTCGCAGACATTCGTGAATAGATACTTTAACTTCGCGCCCACAACCAGTTACCAGCAATACTACTTCAATATCTGCCAGCAACCGGTAAACATGATTACGGGCTTACAACGCCAGCACCGTAAAGCTATAACGTACGTACCCATCGAAGGAGCTGACCCGCACACTACCGACCAATATACACGTATAATCGGCCACGTCTGCAATACCGAAGGCATCCACGAGCAATTCTCCAAAGCTTGTGAGTTAGCGGCTATCTCTGGAATGGTGCTTTTACAGCCATACTTAGATTTTACTGGCGACGATCCAGCGCAGGGTCAAATTAAACTCAAGATCTGGGAATACAACGCATTTCTTGTCGATCCATACTTCCGCTCTCCCGATATGAGCGATGCTCAATTTGTCTGGACGCAAGAGTATATATCTAAAAAAGAAGCCGAAGAGCGCTTCCCAGACAAAGTCCAAGCAATAGCACCGATGGCTGGAACCCCCCAGCGATATGGTAGCTTCTATTTTCTGCCAGAGAACTACAACATGGCGAGAAACGATCTGATGGTGCTCTCATACGTCTGGTATAAATGGCAGACGACTAGAAAGCGTCTCTACTCTCGCAAACTCAATCAATTCTTCGACTTCTCTCCAGAAGACAACAACATCGGTCAAGTACTCCAAGCCATCCCCGACTTAGAAGAAGTGACAGTCAAAGTCCCCACATGGAAATTGGCTGTAGTGCTGAACGACCAACTAATGTTTCAAGGAGATAATCCACTTGGCTTCGATGATTGTCCGTTTATTCCAGTTTATTGGAACTATGAGCCACATATTAATTATTACGATTTACGCGTCCGGTCTCTTATTCGCACTATGCGTGATGCTCAGTTTCTATATAATTACAAGATTATTACCAACAATGATATTGCTGCCGCTACTATTAATGCGGGTTGGAAGCGCAAAGTTGGTGCAGTTGCTAACGAAGACAATTTAAAACGTTCTGGCCAGGGATGGGACATTCTTATCAATGATGGCTATGAACTCACTGATGTAGAGAAAATCATCCCATCAGCGGTTCCAGAGTCCGATCTCGCACTTGCACAGCAGATGGCTGATTTAGTTTTTCAGACAGCTGGCATTAACTTAGAGAACTGGTCGGCTCAAGAAGACAAGCAAGCATCATCTCTCACTGTGATGATGAAGCAAGCAGCCAATTTGATGGTCTTCCAGAAGTATTTCGATCAGTGGGATTACTCTTTGAAACAACTCGGCACTAGGATGCTCCAAATCGTGCTAAACAACTGGAATGAGCACAAAATCGCTCAGATGATCGGAGAAGAGCCATCGCCCCACTTCTCTTCTAAGATCTTCGCTAAATTCCAAACTGTGGTAGAAGAGGGTCTCTTAACTCCAACACAGAAAAATCTACAAGCTCAGCAGATGTTGGATATCAATCAGACATTTGGCCGTGAAGTGCTCCCCCCAAGCATGATTATCAAAGATATGAATGTCCAGGGGAAAGCTGAAATCATGGAATACTTGCAGCAACAAGAGCAATCGATGCAAGCGCAACAGCAAGAAGCTACGACTATCCAGCATGCATTCGAAGAGATGAAGCTAAAAGAGTTGATGTCTAAAGCTACGTCCAATTTAGCTACTGCCCGTGAGCGTCATGGTAGAGCGGAAGCCAACGTGGGGCTATTCGAAGAGAGATTATCGGAGATCACGCGTAACCGAGCGCTCGCCACTAAAGATAAGATGGAAGCTCTCGAGAAGATGATCGATGTTATCGCTAAATATGGAGAGATCGAGACGATGCTCAAGCTAAATCAGATTGAGACATTCGATTACAAACAAGAAATGAACGAAAATCGAGAGAAAGCTGATGCGAAAAATACTACACTATCTAATGACTTTGTACAACAAATGCTCGGGCAGATGAACTCCGGTCAAAATAGTGGTCAAAATCCACAGCAAAATGGCCAGAATCCAATGCAGAATCTAGCCGCTTAAGCCATTTCGTTGGGGTCTCTAGGCTCTGGCTGCGGTGGATGTGGATGTGGAATAATATCCGGTGGCCAAAAGACTAAAAGCGTTCCGTGCGTATCTACGGGCACCATAGCTAAGTCTCCATGATAATTTCCCCCGGCATCACCACAAGCTGTTAACAAACAGCAGCTCCCCAAGATCAAAACAACTTTTTGCATACTTCCACCACAGTTATAAAGATTAGCGCTGAGCAGTAAACCCAGCATCTCATTTTTAAAATACCGTTAAGCATATGTTCAGACATGATTAAACTCAAATATTTAGTGATTTCAAAGTCTTCTCTTAATGCAATCATCTGCTCGGCGGTCATTTATGGCGATATTAAAATAATTTCTTGAATGATTCCCCCAGCTTGCTATAATGAAAAGAAAATACCAAACTGGAGTATATATGGCTGGTCAACGAATTGATGATCATGCGTTTTGGGCCGGCGGGCGTTCCAAAGGTTCTATTTTCCCCGACGGTGCAAAGACTAAAGCTATTTCTGATGTCGAAGGAGCTGGCTCCGTAATGCGTTACGAAGATACTGAGCAAGCAATCGGCAGTATGCAGAAAGAAGAAGTAAAGAAACTTAAAGATCGTCCGCTAAAACCGGGCTATCGCTACTAATCCCACGGAAAGCTGGAGACTTCGATTTCCAGTTTGCGTGAGCATCCCCGCTGGGGATCGCTGGTGTATTGATGATGATCACGTTATGCGTGGTAGCAGATACATTGGCGATAATTTTGAGTGGCCAAGTGACTGGGACTTCCCGGTCGACTCGATGGTGTTTGCTGGTTACCCATAAGACTGAGCCAGTCAAACCAGCAGATTTTAACAAGTGAGTATAAGTATGGCATTGAGAAAAACTTCTTTCGATAAAAGAATCTCTGAAAAATCCATGATCGCCGATCCCGATCGCATCAAATTCGAGCGCGAGCGTGAGAAGCCATTGGACGCCAAAAAGTCTCCATGGGACTTCAGATGTTCACAGTACGACCAGCGCTCCGGCAACTTCGTGAATGCCGGAACTCACTACGGCGTTGGTATCAATCAACCAGTCGGTCACGACGGCCCAGCTAAGCTGCGAGTCGATGTTCTTCCGTTTGGCAAAATTAGCACAATGCGAGATGACGAAGAGGGTTAACTGCTGTGAACTACGACAACTGGCCCAATGCTCAAAAGTCACAAAGCAAGAAGGGATACAGCGGTGCTGCCCACACTCCCAAATCACGCAAGGGGCTTGGTGACTATTATGGCGTTGCAATACCTGCGAAACTCGGCAAAATTCGTTCTGGCTTGGGTCAAGAAATTATTTCTCCCCCAAAAATGAAGAATCCCCCGCGCTCTCTCGCTTAAGCAATTAGCTTGAAGTGACGATCTAGTAAGTTCTCTTTATTCTTTTCAGCGATAGACTCTCTTAAGATAGCTAGCAATATATTCCCAGCTTGCGGTATCGACCAGTCTTCGGGATGGGGACGTCCAAGAGCTTCACGATTATGCTTATATTGCTCAATTGACCACAAGATATCTGGATCGCTCGCAAGCTTATTTGCTTCGAATTGGGGCCACAATATCTCATCGGGCAATAGCCAGCAGATCTCTAATAGATCGGTGTGTGACGCGGCTCTAAATAGCCAAGAATTCGATTCTGGCTTTGGCTTGATAAGCCGTGGCTGCCACAGTAGACGTTTATGCAATCCATCATCCGTAGTGCGCGGGTGGGAGTAGATGTATATGTACGGTGAGTGGGATTGGTACTTGAGAGAGTCTGGATTCTTCTTCAGACACTCTTCAGCACCCAGAAAGACATTGACGTCTTGGTCTTTTTTGAAGTGTACGAGCCGATCGTGCGTTTCTAGTCTGTTTATCTTCATTGCAATTTGCTACAAACTTATTTTTTGTCTCTCGAGAAAACGCCGATTTTCTTGTTTTTGTCGGTGAATTCCAAGTGTGTATTGCTATATATTAAATATTTTACTTTAATGAAGTAAAGCCAAAAAAGCGCACACCAGCGTAAAGGGGAAATATGTCAGCAGAAGTCCAAATGATCTCTCCAGAAGAGAAGAAACCAAATGATAAAGAATTCAACTTCCGTGCTCTCGAAGCTAAAGCAGCGGCTTCTCAGCGCCAACTTGAATTGGAAAGACACGAGCGTGCGCAAGTCCAAAGAGAACTGGACGAATTGCGAAACCGAAATACATCAGCGGATGATTCTGCGGATGATGAGCCGTATGTGGACAGAAAACGATTAAAGAAAGAGCTGGCTAACTACGATGCCAATGTCAAAAAGCAGACAAATGAAGCTATTCAACAAACGGTTCAGCAAGCGCTTGCTGCCGAGAGAGAGCGTATGTGGCTTCAGACTAACCCAGACTTTTACGATACTATGCAGCATGCTGAAAAGATCGTGCAGAAAGATCCAGAACTTGCTGAATCTATCTTGCAGATGCCGGATACGTTCGAGAGAAAAAAGCTTGTCTATCGAAGCATCAAATCCATGGGGTTACATCAGTCAGAGCAAAAACAACCGAGTATCCAAGAGAAGATCGACAATAACAAAAAACATCTCTTTTACTCTCCAACTTCAAATACCAGCCCACCATACGCAGCGGCCGGCGACTTTAGCGAGACTGGACAGAAGACAGCTTACGACAAAATGAAAGAACTCCAAAAGAGAATGCGTCTTGGCTAAAAAAAAGATTTGAATTACTATACAAAAAACTCAACCGCCGGGATAAAAATGGCAAAAACACCAATGGCTAAACGCGAACCAGAAGCTCACGTAAAGCACAAAGAAGAAAAAGCGCCGAAGAAAATGGCTCTTAAGCACAAAATGGCGAAAGCCCCCATGGCTAAACACCATGAAGAGCATTCTAAGCATCACAAAATGCATCATAAAGCAAAGTAAAGCGCTTTACAGTCGTGACCACGGACTCTAAAGCGGGGTCGGCCCAGTCTAATAAATTGGGTAGTCTGAGCCCGCATTGCAGTGGGTGGAGATACACCATCGAAAGCGTCTTGGGGCTGCAAGAGACGCGACAAATTGAGATGCCCATTTATATTTATGCGCCCAAAATGCGACAAATGTAAGCTTTCGTCCAAGAATGGATCAATTAGAGTATGCGGGGCTAAGATGTATATCTTCTGCGAGCACTGCTCTAAGCTGATAGATATGCTCCCACACGGTACATTGCAAATATTTCTGGGCGAGCACAACAAAGAGTCGTGGGTAGATAAAAATATCCGTGAAGCTCGTCTGCGGAGATCTAATGGCGAACTTCTCTGGGCTAATCGCATGCTTGAGAAAGCGTTAGACAAATAATTCTTTTACAAATTCAAAAAATTTATATAATGAACTCACGCTAGCCACGTAATGGCTTCCGCGTAATTGGGACTCGCTCCCCAAGCCAGATATGATCGAGAACTGACGTAAGTAGGCTCGTCTACCGATCATCATATCGTAAGAAATGACAAGTAAAAGGTTTACTATGTCTATTACGACCACTGGGAATTTGGGGCCGTTGATCTTGCAGTCTCTCGCGCCTGCGATGCTCTACGTTCCAACTCCCACAATGAATTACATTACTATCTGCGACAAAGTCAGTATGCCAGCCAATGGCGGTACGACTTGCAGATTTATGCGCCCGCGCGCATTAACACCGCCCACCGTACAGTTGGGTAACTCGGGGATTGATCCCCCAGCTCAGATTCCACAACGAGATATCATAGACGCACAAATGGCGTTCTTCGGTACTGGATGCATCATCAATGAACAGGTGATAATTCAAGATCAAGAAGGTGTTTTGGCGTGGGTATCAGAGCGTTTAGCAGTAGCTATGCGTCAAGCCGAAGATCTTAAAGAAGAATATCTTTTGGCTGCTTGAAAATAGCATTTGGTAGTCAATTCGACCATGTGGTATAGTTGCTCTATAAAACGGAGACTCACATGGAAGATAAGGGAAATTTAATGGCATATATAGCGGGTCTAATAGATGGCGATGGAAGTATCTCGATAATCAAAGAGAATCGAGCTGCTGGCGCTAAATATTACCCATGTATTCAGTTAAGCAATGTATTTAAAGGCATGATCGATCTATTGCATGACACTTTTGGCGGAAGCAAAAAAATAAAAAGCCGTCAAAGTCATAGCAAGAAGATCCAATATGTATGGTGTGTACGTGGTCGAGAATCTTGTAAATCAGTGATTGACTCTCTCTATCCATATTTAATATTGAAAAAAGATCAAGCCAAGCATCTATTGAATTTTATAATTGAATGCAAAGAAACTATGAATATGCATTTGAAAATGCAATCGCTCAATAATTCATGTCTTGTAAATAGCGATTCAATTGTGAAACAGGCGAAAAAAAATACAGAATCAGAGATCTTCTGGTCATATTTTGCCGGTATTCTGGATACTGAAGGATCATTTTCTATAAGAAAAAATAAACCTTCATGGGGATGTATATCTTATAAATATAATCCAGTTATCCAATTGTGTATGGCTAGTTTCCCAACTATGAATCATATAAGAAAAAATATGTGTTATGGGTCGGTTTGTTTTCCAAAAGCAAAAACAACTCAACGCGGGTTTGTTTATAAAATGGCCATTGGGAAAATCGATGAATGCATCGATACCATAAATAGAATCATTCCTTATCTTAAGTTTAAAGTTGAATCAGCGAAAGAATTGAGAAATTTTTGCTTAAATTATACTCGTATTAATCATAAGCAAAATGGGATTCCCGTTGATGAACTTGAATTTAGAGAAAATAGCTATCAAAGATTAAAGCAGTTAAATAGTGGTGAGATCTATAAACCGTCTCTGATTGACTCGGAAGCCCGATGGGGTGACGAGGCGCAAGCGTAATTGCAGCGTGAACGACTGAGCGAGATGGACGCGAAAGCGTATGCAACAGTCTGAACTCGGACTATACATGAAATCCGAGAGAGAGAGTCGAAGAACTTTCTCCGCCAAATTAAAATTTGGTCACAAAAAGTAACAGAAAAGATCCTAAGAGATTACATCGTGTCTGCGGCTTCGCAGATCAATGCTGGTGGCGGAAGCAATGGCGATAACCCAACGAACTTGGGCGTCACTGACTTTAGCTTAGTGGCTACAACTCTCGATACAAATAACGCTTATAAATTCATGAGCGGTATCGAAGGTATGGATCGATTCGGCACCGGCCCAATACGTTCAGCATACTTTATGTTGAGCTCTACTGAGCTACAGTCTGATTTCGATGGCTTAAGTGGTTCTGGTTTCATATCTAACTGGAACTATCCAACCAATGCCAGCGCTCTACCATCAGAATATGGCTCGGTATACAACATTCGTATTCTGACAAGTTCTGAAGCTCCAGTAGCTCGTGGAACTAGCGCAAAGGGCAGCGACGTTTATTACAACACAGTTGTTGGTAAACAAGCTGTCACACACATCAACCAAGATGGATACTCGATGAACTTGATTTATCGCGATCCATACTATTCTGGCATGCTTGCTCAGAACGCGACACTAGCTGTTAAGTTCGCTCAAGCACAAGCGATTACGCAGGATACTGCTATTCGCAATCTATTATCAACTCGTCTATTTAGCTTGGGGGTATAAGATTATGGCAGAATATTCAAGACTAGCAAAGGGAAGCTTTACAGCTGCAACTGGCCAAACCAGTGCTGTGGTAACACTTCCATTCACTCCCGATTATGTCGAAGTATGGAATCTTACAAATATTGGCTCAGCTGCTCTAGCTGGTAATATTTTAAGAGCATATTGGGACAACAACATTCCTCCATACACACCATCTGGGAAATCCGCTTCTCAAACGATGGTAGAAGTATATAACGCTACTCCAGCTGTTATATATGACACTGTCTACACAAATGGGGTTACGGGTGGTACAGCTCCCGCAGCCGGTATTAGTGCATTCAGTGGGGGAATAGCTCTCCAATACGGAGCTACTCAGCAAATCTCTGGTATTACCAAAGCTAACCCAGCAGTAGTTACTACAGTTTCTGCTCATGGTTATAACGTTGGCGATACAGTGATTATGCAGGGGATAGCTCTTAGCACCACAAACAACATGCAGTTATTGAATGGAGTTCCATTCACTATCACTGCTGTTGGATCTTCCACAACATTTACAATCAAATGGGATTCAAGCGGATCTAACTATACAGCCATTTCGGGCTCTCCAGCCGGAGCACTCGTTAAGAAAGTATTGTATCCGTTCTTGTATCTACCGGAAGATAACGTTGTTTCATTTGTTACACTTGGAAACACAACTACTGTCGCTACTACGATGTATCACAACTTCGAAGTTGGACAAGAGATTGCGTTCCGAATTCCACCACTCTGGGGAGTGACACAGTTAAACTCGTTGCCAAACGTATTGATCCCCGGTCAGCCGATCTATGGGTATGTCTCATCGGTCACTGATAACTGGACATTCGTTTGCACAATCAATTCAACAGCATTTACAGCGTATACTAACAACTTTACGATGACGGCAGCCACACTATCTGGCTTGACTTACCCGCAAACGTTGTCTGTTGGCGATGTAAACACTGGTGGGCAAATATATGGTCTCAATGGAACAACAATCTTGTATCCGCCACCATTTTACCCCACATCTACGAACCGTGTACCGTCAATTAACGGTCCTGCGATTCGTGGCGCATTCACAAACAACACTTCGCAAGGATTTATTATCGGTAATGGTACACCGCAAGAACAAGCGGGAACCGGAACGATCGTAACTTCGGGCGCAGAGGTCTTATGGCACGCATATCTCCATGACTTTGCGTCTCCATAATTTGTGATCTTTGATTCTATTGGATACGGGGGCTTCGGCCCCCGTTTTACTTTCTGTAAATTAAATATTTTAATTGATAGTATGGGCTCATGAGCGTCATATCTTATCCAATACCAGCGTATCAGAATGTGCCCATTGAGCCGCAATGGTATGAGCCAAGCCAATTCTTCATCAGCGCTATCACTCGTGGATGGATGACTACAGTGACGACCACAGTCAACCATAACTACGTTGTTGGCCAGCAAGTTAGACTAGTTATTCCCCCCACATTCGGCATACGTCAACTCAATGAGCAAATAGCATATGTGTACTCAATCCCGTCACCCACTCAAGTCGTAATCACTATAAACTCAAACAGTTACGATCCATTCGTTAGTTCGCCAGCTACCACTCAACCACAGATTATGGCCATCGGTGACATCAATAGCGGGGCAACCAACATGAAGCCGTCTACAGAGCAAACGTATATCCCCGGAAGTTTTATCAACATTTCACCCGCATTAGCACTATAGGAGTCTAAATGAAAACAAAAGAAGCAGCCAAGCAACTCGACGAGTTCGAGAACCAAGTAAAAAATTTAACACTAGATCGTATGAACGAAGCTCCCCGTCTTGATGTAGAGCCCCAAACTCAGCTCTCTTCCAAAGAACTGGACAGATCTAATGATCATTATCTGAAGCCGGCTCGTTGGATCTCTGATGGCCAGAAATTCAACTCAGAATTTCAAAAAGACTGGGAGTTTGCGAAAGAATACGTCCAATTCATCGCTGAGCACAAAGAGAGTCCCGGAGAGACAATTGAGCTTTGGACGCACCCGTTTGGCGGCAAGGGAGCCGAATTCTGGCAAGTTCCAGCTAATAAGCCAGTATGGGGGCCACGCTATCTAGCCGAGCAACTACGTAACTGCACTTATCACCGTCTGCGTATGGACGAATCGCGACCAACAGCAGTCAATCATGCGGGCACGATGTATGGAGCGCTTGTTGTAGATAATATCGTCTCTCGCATTACAGCTGAGCCAGTCTTTAACAAGAAATCTGTATTCATGGGAGCTGCGGCGTAATTGAATCTTCTCCAAGATATAATCACTTACATACGCAGATTGGTTAAGAGCCCATCTAATGCAGTCATTACGGATGCGTTGCTAATCGATTACATAAATCGCTTTTGGATTATGGACGTCGACGCACGCATCCAGCTCTTTGATCTCAAGAGCAAATATCAGTTCCAAACGACTCCCGGCGTAGACAAGTACAACATGCCGCTCTACGACGTCCAAATACAGCCGGGCGCTCAAAGCATTGGGATGTACCCAGTCTATCAAGGCTTCATCGCTCCAGTGTACATCAATGGCATCCAAGTGCCATTCCAGACTCAGAAGATGCAGTTCTATAATATCTGGCCAAACATCGTCCAGAATTTGGGACTCGTGGGTGTTGGCAATAATACGCCGGGGCCATATACGCTTAAATTTCCAATACTACCCAATCAGCCGCCCAACAATCCCCCATTCGATGGATTACTCCGCGGCCACATCGATATCGAAGGAATCATAGCAACTAACGATAACATCGATCCCCCTATTGTAGATAGTGTATATGCGCAAACGCTAATTCCATCGATACCCACCACAAGCGTAGATTCAGCCGTCTTCATCACCACGCTAAATGCAGCTGGGCAGAACATTGTTGTAGCTGATTCTGGTGTCTTCTTAGACACCAATGTTAACTGCGGTCTTCTGATGACTCCGGGCAACGCTCCATATGGCAATGCACCGCTACCCGGCGGTTATACAGCCACAAATAACATTGTAAATTACTTTACGGGAGAAGCTTACGTAACTTTTAACGAGAGCGTTCCAGCTGGCAATAATATCAATGCTCAGTGCTTCTATTATCAATCGGGACTTCCCCGCGGAGTTCTCTACTACGATAATATGCTCACTCTCAGATCTCCGCCAGACATCCAATATCTCGTAGAGATCGATGCTTATCTCTCTCCGGCTGCGTTCTTGAATACAGCGCAAGCCATCCCATTCGGCTATATGGCTGAATATATAGCACGTGGGGCAGCCAGAAAACTTCTCTCAGACACTGGAGACATCGAGCAATTCCAATTCTATGAGCCGCTGTTTCGTGAGCAAGAGATGCTCGTGTGGAAGCGCTCGCAAAGACAATTCACAGCTACGCGCACTGAATCTATTTATTCGCAGGGTTTTGGGCAGGGAGCTGGATTTAACAACAACTATGGCGGTGGAGTCTCATTATGACATTTACGTTCAATATCCCAGCAGCTAACAACAATCCGAGTAGCGATCAACCGCTTATGGAGAACAACTTCACTGCCATCACCAACTTGATCAATGTGGATCATATTGGTTTCAATACAGCGCCATTTACGGGTCAACATAAGCAAGTTACTTTTAGCAATAAAAACGTTCCAGCGCAAGGCTCACAAACAGATCCACAATCTGTATTGTATACAAATAATCTATCAGCCGGAGCTTTTAACACAGCCAGTGCTTCAACTGTTGCTGAGCTATTTTATCTTAATCAAAGTGGTAGCGCAACAACACCCATTAGCCCATTTCCAGTCAGTATAATCAAAGCTTTTGGGCAATTCGATAGTGCGGGCAATTCATTAAACACTATCAATTTGACTGCTACAAGAAATGGTGGAATGGGGACTTACTTTTACACGATGACGATGCCATCGGGCATAGTGAACAGCGTCAATTATGGTGTATTTGTGGGTCTGTATGCCAACACTCCATTTACCACTACTACAGCTATTGTTAGCGCTACACAGTTTAACATTGGTATCTACAATCCATCCGGAGTTAATTCTGCCATTGGCTTTACAGTAATGGTTTTACAAGTGTGAGATAATGGGACAAAAGCTCGTTGTTGGACCATTCACTAAGGGACTAAGAAACGATGTTACTCCATTCAACATCGATAACGACAGCTTCCCCGTGCTCATCAATGCATATCAGTGGCGTGGGCGTGTAAAGCGTAAGCGCGGTACGTCTCTATGGGGTAGATTACAACGCTACTTCAATTCGAATAGTATTTCATATAGCAGCCATGCCACAGCGACTTTATTGAACGATGGTTCTGGCAATGGAACTACAACTCTAACAAGTTCTTTTCAGCTTCAGTCAACGGGCATGATCATCCCCGGCACAGTGATTATCACAGATACAAGTACTATGCCGAATAATATTTACACAGATCCCGGCTTAGATGGAATTTTAGTCGGCACACCCGCCGGCACAGGAACAATCAATTATGCTTCTACTTTTGTCACTATCACTGGTGCTGCTGGGGATAATATTACCGCTGTTTTTGTATATTATCCAAATCTACCAGTGATGGGTATAGAAGACTTTTACAACCCATCGAGTGCTTTCCCCAATCTGATAGACTTCGATACTACGTACGCATACGACTCTACGCCCACTCAACCGCCAGTTATCTACGATGTTAGTTTCTACAAGAACCCACCAAACGGAATTTATCCCGGATATGTAGCTAAAACCAATGAGACTCCAGTTACGTGGAATGGAGCCAATTACCAGCAGTTCTGGACAGTCAACTATCAGGGGGCTCTCTGGACTACCAATGGCATCGATGTTCCGTTTACGGGCTCTACAATCGGCATGCAATTCGCTCCGGCCAGCTCAATAGTTTCAGCTACCCAAGTTAGTGCCACTACCGTCAATTTTGTTATCACTGGCTCCCCGCTTGTAGTTGGGGACTTTGTCTTTGCTAACGAATTCACTGGAACGTCTGGCCCCACGCTTAACTATCAAACCGGCTACGTCACAGTAGTTGCTGGCACGACTTATACAGTAGTCTTTCCAAATGCGACAATTGGCGCCGCTGGATTAGTGCCGGGGATACTCCAGTATCTTACCAATCGAAGCTCTACTACTCGAGATTGTCTTAGATGGTACGATGGAGATCCCACAAATGGCAGTGCCACCAATCCAGTGCTAAATGGTACGCGTGGGTGGGTTAACTTCATGCCCCCACTCTCGAATTTGCCATATACGATAAACGATTTGATACCCGCTCAATATTATCTCGTGGGCGCGCGTGTTATCTTCAATTTCAAAGACCGGCTTATATTCTTTGGCCCAGTAGTGCAGACATCTACGGGTGTCCCCATATATCTCAACGATACGATTGTCTATAGCCAAAATGGAACTCCATATTATACAGCGAGTTTCCCGCAGAATGCTAACAACAATGCACAGACTTTAGCTACCACAGCTACAACACCAATATTAGTTCCCACTAATCAAACTGCGGTACCCGGTGCTTATTTTGAAGATGTTTCTGGGTTTGGTGGCTGGATAAGTTCTGGTTTAGATCAAGATATCACATCCGTTACATCGAATGAAGACGTGCTGATAGTTGGCTTTACAAACAAGCAAACACGCTTGATATACTCGGGTAACGATATTATCCCATTCTCGTTTTTCGTCATTAACTCAGAGTTTGGCTCTGGCAACGCTTTTGGCTCCATCACTCTCGACAAGGGAGCTATGACCAAAGGTTCGCGTGGCTTCATCGTCACTAGCCAGACAGATGCCACCCGTATAGATTTGTCTATCCCCGATGCTGTATTTGAGCAGAATCTATTCAACAACGGCACTGAGCGCTTTACAGCCATCCGCGACTTTATCAACGAGTGGGTGTACTTTACATATTGCTCAGATCAAATTCCGTGGATATTTCCCAACCAAACTCTTCAATACAACTACAGAGACAATAGCTGGGCACTATTCTACGAAAACTACACCACATATGGCACACTCAAGATCAATACCAACTTCACATGGGCTACCGTCGGTCTCTTCTATCCCACATGGGCAGATTGGAATGAGCCATGGAACTCCGGAGCTAGCAACGGTCTTCAGCCAAAAGTCTTGGGGGGTAATCAGCAGGGATTCTTGATGATTCGCGATGTTGGTACGACTGAGCAACCGTCACTAGCTATCACTAACATCACCGGTACCGGAACTGTTACTTCAGTAAATCACTCTTTGAATAGTGGAGACTACATCATCATCAATGGGGCTATCGGCACAGTGGCTTCACAAGTCAATGGGAAGATCTTCCAAATCAACAATGTCACCGCAAATACATTTCTCTTAGACCCACTATTGTCAAGCGGGTTTACATATGTGGGCGGTGGAACGATCACAAGACTCTACATCCCATTCATCCAGACTAAGCAATTCCCCATGGCTTGGGATCTCGCCCGCAAAACCCGCATCGGCAATCAGCAATATCTGTTCACCACTACAGCGCAGGGTCAAGTAACGCTTTACATCTACTTGAGCCAAGATGCTGATGACCCATGGAGTCAACCGCCGATAGTTCCAGATCCCGACTCAGAGAATAATTCTCTTGTTTACTCTACACCAATCAATACGTGCCCAGATTTGTACATACAGTCATGCAATAACATCTCTCTTGGAACGATTGGCAATGGTATAATTACTAGCTTTACATTCAATTATTTTTCACTATTTGGCATAGAATTTGCTTCACTTGTTCCCGGCACTACAACAATTACCGTTGGCACTGTGGCTACATTCACAGATAATGGCTCTGGTGGCTTTACAGTCACTGGCACGGGGAATTCTACCGGCTCAACGATTAGCTACAATACCGGAGTAGTGACTATTGCATTTACAGCAGCTCCCACAGCTCAAACAACCACAACCAATTTCAAATACTATGTACAAAATATTCAAAGTCCCACAGCGGCGTCCCAAGCTCAAATCTGGCATAGACTCAATACTTCTCTACTTGGGGACACTGTCCAGCTGGCCATTACTTTAGATGCAGCCCAGATGACTGATCCAACGCCGGGATACCCAATACAATTTGGGGAGATAGAACTACATGGGATCATCATGGATCTAAATCAATCATCACTCTTGGCATAAAATGCTTGAAAATGTCTCTAATCCCGGCGGCTTTTTGCGAACATCGCGTAACTTCCCAGCTAGCGATGTTAAACAGCTAGCTACTGAAATCGATAAGTCTTATATCAACATTGCGAGTGTTGTTAATACATGCACACGCGGGATGTTCCCTACTACAATGCCAGCAATCACTGGCGAAGAGTGGTTCATCACCGGCAATCAAAAGCAGCAATCTCTACGCCAAGTCTACCAGATTCCCGGATCTCCAGCTATAATCACTGGAAGCATGATTCCCCATGGTCTCAACATACAGTCGCCAAATCAATTTAAACGGTGCTGGGGCTCATATACTGATGGGACTGGGGCATATGGTCTAGTTTGGGGCGATAGCGTCACTGTAGCCGGTCTAATCACGTTCTACGTCACCATGACTCAAATAATATTCAACGTGGGTGCTGGGGTTCCAGCGATGACTAGCGGTACTGTGATTCTTGAGTGGCTAGCACAGCCATAGAAAAAAAACACCCACCGAAGTGGGTGACCAAAAACTACAAATCTCAAATGGAGAATTTGGTGTCACCGTAATACCAAATTGAATCTTTATTTGGAAAGTGCTATTTTTAAAATAAAAAGTGAGTATATATGTCTGCGACAATGGGTGGTGGCACAAATACTGGTTCGATAGGGCAGTTCGCACAAGCTTCTCGAAATAATCCGCGAGCAATAGATTCCGGATCTACCAAAGGCTTTCAGAAGCTCCCAAACTTTACCCCCGAGATGATGCAGCTCTTCCAGAGTCTATTCGGCCAATTGGGCCCCAATAGCCGTACTGCTAGACTTGCTGGTGGTGACGAGAGCATCTTCAATGAGATCGAAGCCCCCGCATACTCTCAATTCACTGCTGGTTTGGGCGGCTTAGCTTCCAAATTCAGTGGCATGGGTGGCACCGGAGCGCGTAAAAGCAGCGGTTTCCAGAACGCTGGCAGCCAAGCTCTATCTGAATTTTCGCAAAGTTTGCAGTCGAATCGCCAAGCACTATCCAGTCAAGCACTCAAAGATCTCTTCAGCATGAGTAATATGTTGCTTAGTCAGCGCCCACATGAATACGTGGAAGAAAAACCATCTTTCTGGGAATCCTTTTTTGGCGGTCTTGGAAACATTGGTGGTCAAGCTCTTGGCGGTGGACTCGGTGGAGGATGGTTTAAATGAGTATCTATCATTTTAGAAATAATCCAACATTTGGACAACAAGTTGCGGGTGGATTGGCAAGTGGTTATGAGAAGCAACAAGCAAGTGCTCAAAGACTTAAAGAAGCCGAATTAACAAATAGACTAAAAAGTCAGAGCAAATTGGCTGAAATGGCTCAAAAGCAAGAATTTGCTCAAAGTCTATTTGGTGGTGAATCCGGTGAAGGGGGATTTGACTTTGCCAATCTAAGCGATAAAGATATCGCAATGGCTGCATTAGTTGACCCAACACTTGGGAACATTCTACGTTCGACTAAAGACGCTCAAACAAAACAATCAGAAACGGCTGCTAAATTACAAAGAGAAGAAGACGAAGCTGCTGCTGCGCATGAAGCTTACAAGAAAGCTGGTCTACCCGTCCCCGAAGAACATATCCCGGGAACTTCAAAAAGTACTTATGATATTTTAGCAAAGCATAAAGCAGACCCAAATATTGTTAAGCGCGAAGATCTAGCTCGAAAAAAAACTGGTTATTTAGAGACGATTGACGATCTCGAGAAGATGATTAAATATACTGGATCAACTCAGATACCTTTCACAAAATCATATTTGGGTCACTCATTGAATCGCCAAGCGGTTCAAAAGAGAGAAGAATTTGATGTTCTAGCTTTCAGTCTCGAAGGTTTTTTGCGTGAAATGAATACTAAGGGAGTGCTTCCACAAAAAGTATTCAACGTTTTATTAACAAAGCTCCCCAGTTCAAAATTATCTGAACGTGCTAATCGCGGCCGACTCGATGCTATCAAAAAACAAGTGAGTCGATATTTACCCGGTGATGCAGAAGAATCCAATGAATCCGGTAGTCAGCGAGTTAATGTATATGACAGCAATGGGAAATTAGCCGGAACTGTCGAGATGGGAGAAGTGGGAGAATTACCACCGGGGTATAGAGTTGAATGACCTCTACAAACTTTCCAAAATCATTTAAACCACAAGTTTCACAAGAGCCATCTAATTTCCCCAAATCATTTAAACCGCAAGAAGTCGAAGAAGAATCTCAAGAGCCGGAAGAAGACGCTCTCCAGACATTCAATCGCTATCTCGGGCAAATTGGAGCAGCTGGTATCACTTATCTTGCTACCCCACTAGATATAGCAGAAGGTATATCAACTGGCCAAGGACATCAAGAATTGGAAGAACTTGAAGAACGATTGCCGAGATTACAAAAATCGTTTCCAATGGCTTTTGAGAAAAAAAGTGAAAAAGAAATCAAAGATGATATTCGCAAAGGACATGAAATTGTTGCTAAATTTGGAGAAATGATTCCAACATCTCCAAAAATCATACATGCCCTTGAAGAAAAAACGGGTCTACCATTTGAAGCTAAAACTCCCGGACAAAGATTTCTTAAATTTATAGCGACTGTTGGAAGTTTTTCCAAAGGAAGTGCCGCGGTAAGAACCCACACTGCTCTCAAAGCTGGGGCATATACTAAAGCAATGCAAGCTGGCGGAGCTAATGAAGCAGTGTCCGATTTGGTGGGCTTTACATTAGCTCAATTTAAGTTTCCATCTTTCAAAGAAAAAGTTTCAAATCCCACAAAGCTTGAGCAGATAGCAGAGAAGAATACTGAAGATCTTTATCGCGATGAAGGCGGTGGTGGTGGCGGTGGTGGTGGCGGTGGTGGAAAACCCCCCGATATTATCAATCCCGAAGCTGAGAGACTTACTGAAAAACCATTTTTCAAATCTTTGGTTCCGGAGCATGAGATTCTAGAGCGTATCGAACCGATGCTTACTAAAGAACTCGAGAAAAAGTTGGGCTCGCCACCCCCCATCGTCATAATCGAACAAGCAATAAAAGTTCCGCCGCCAAAATCATCGGCTTTCGATCTACAGCAACGTATCGGTAACCAGATAGCTTCAAGCTCATTTCCAAGTCAGCGAACTGGAGCTCAATCTATTGCTCATAATATACGCGGCACATTGGAGAAAGAATATAATGCCGTCGGAAAGTTATACAAAGAATCTCGTACAGCTAATTCAACAGTCTCAACAGCTCACCCAAAAATGATAAATGACTTAGAAGAATTAGTACAAAATATTGATTTAGCAAAAGAACCGTCGAATGTCCAAAAAGATATTCGAAAAATTGCCAAAAAGTATATTGCAGATGGGTCTATAAGACAAAAGGGTAATATAGTGAGTTATAGAAATATCGGAAATGATTCTATAATTGCACAGATTGAAAGCAATAACCAAAAAGTCAAGCATGATTATTTACAAGGTCAGCCATCTAATGCTTATCTGCATTTAAACAAGATATTAGAGCAAGCGATTGAATCAACCGAAAGCATCAATCCAGAAGCATTTGCCAAATTCAACCAAGCCCGAAGCGCGTATAGAGAATGGGCCGAAGTAGCAAAATCACCGGAAATGCTAAAATGGCGTGACCCAAGTTTAGTTGACTATACTAAATTGCTAAAGAGCATTGAAAATCCTGATCAACTATTGACAATCCAGCCAGTACTTAATAGAACGAAAAGTGGGCAAGAGCTTTACAAACGTCTTCAGCGAGACTATATTGAGAAAACTTTGACACCATATCTGGAGAATCCAAAGAAAATGGATTCATTGGATTTCACTAAGAAGATGCGTGAGTTTAAAGAAGTTTTGACTCCGGAGCAAAATGCTCGTATTGACGGCATATTATTTGATGCTCGTGAAGAAGCTCGCAATTATGAAAGATTGAAAGAAGTTTATGCGGAATCAAAAAAAGAACATGCTCATCTAGTCTCTTCACAGAGTAATCAGTTTGCTGAATGGCGCAAGAAAGCATCTGATATCTCTAAAGCTTTTCCGTATAAATCCGATCGTTCTATTTTATCTGACATGGAGTCAGCGCGTGGTCTTAAAAGATTAGAGAGTCATTTACCCCAGACTGCCGAAGGTCATGCAATGATGGATCAAATCAAAGATTACGCGGCTGTAAATCTCTTAACACAAGGTAAAATCAACCCATCAGCTCAATCACAATCTCTTAAAAAGATACTTAACGATGTCAACCAAAGAGCTCTGTTAGAGCATACACTTGGTAAAAGTGTGACAAACGATCTAAGAGAAATAGTCAACAATGTCGCAAAAATTGATAAAAATCTATCCAAGATGCATCAGTCTATGAGATTAGTAAAGAATATGGGTAAACTCGTTCCATTTGTTCGTGGTCCAATAGCTACTGGAGAAGCGCTCTATGATACTTGGAGTATTCTACGACCAGCAATTGAAAAAGCGGAATATGGATTAGTGGATATGGATACAATTAGAATGCTTATAGAACACAGAAAAGATTTGCTTCAATAAATTATCTAGCTTTATCTATCCATGCTATAATTGGTAATAATAATAATGGAATTAAAATATACATAATCATTTCTTTTTTCTCTCTTCGATAGCACATAGGAGATCTGAGAGTAAGCATATTATCGTAATAAAAATCATTTCTTATTTCTCTCTTCGATAGCACATAGTCTACCATGGAAGTCTTTTACATCTTGTCTTATAGCTTCAATTTGATTGCTGCTGTGAATGTAAAGAGGAATCGTCGACCCAAGAATAGTTATCATAACGATTGTTAAAGCGATTATCATCTCTACATTCAATCGTTCTGTTTTTGTTTTACTCATGGCTGGTATTCCGTAGTATGAGATTCCACAAATTCTTGCACGTAGAATGGAGTGCCGAGAAGCTTCCCAAAATGCACAGCTTCAGCTTCAGTCCCAAAGACTGGCCGGTGGATACGAATTTCTTCATCATCGATCGTCATAACGAAGTAAATCTTTTGTAGAAAACTCTCTTCACTCATATTGTTTTTTTTCTCAAACGTTTCTCCACCATATCATTTACTATCGCTTCCAAATTAACTTCAGCCAATCTTTCGATCTCGCTAGCCGCAATTCGGTATTCAGAGCGTCTAGAATTTCCGATTCTAAAAGCACTGATTTTCCCAGCTCTTATCGCTTTCCATATCGTTTTGGGTTTGAGACTTACTATTTCCGCAAACTCTTTGATCGAGTAAAAAGCTTTGTTCATATGGGCAATTATAGACCATCCCGACAATTTCCCACTAGCTTTATTTTCGCGTATGTGTAAAATAAAATTTTTACTATACAAAGGATCTCTGTCATGCCACTCGTCTACGGTCTCTCCGGTTTCACATCTGTTCCGCAAGGAGCCATCACGGGTAACGGTCCCCCGGGAGCATCGTTCATGGGGCAATTGGGTCAGCAGTACTTTGACAATACGACTACACCCCCCACTGAATACATCTACAATGGTTTGACATGGACGACTGGCGGAGCCGCTCCAGCAACGCAAACGTTACTTGGATCTGTTTATCTAGCGACTACAGCTGAGACAGCTTCTGGTGGAGCTCCAAGTGCGAGTTACGTCTCTTCAGCCAATGATGTAGCCACAGCTCTTGCAGCTATTGTAGTGGGAGCGGGAGTGCCCGCCACTACAGTTGCGCAAGGATACGTGTTTCTTGCCACTCCAGCACAAGCTCAAATGGGGATGCTAACCACAAACTATGCTATCAATCCAGCAAGTTTAGCTGCTGTCTTTGCCGTTCCATTCGCTTTGGGTAGCACAACTCCCGCAGCAGTGTCCGCCACTACTTTATCTGCCAGCAGCACTTTAGCGGTAACTGGAGCTACAACGCTATCCGCCGGTCTTTCTGGTACGACTGCAACTTTCAGCTCAACTCTACACGCTTCTGGAGCTACCACACTTGGCTCTACACTTGCCGTAACTGGGACAACAACTCTAGCGGGCGTAACTCAACTAGGAAATGTTTCTATTAATGTATCGGGCGCTGGGAATACTACTATTGGTAACACTGCTGCCACCGGAGCGATCACTATCGCTGCTGGCTCTGGGAATATTGCCATCACGGGTAACGGCAATACAATTTCCATCGGGGCTGATAATAATACCAATACCATCGATATCGGTACTGGAACTTCAGCCAATACAATCGGTATTGGAACTGGAGCAGCTAACGCAATCACCATCGGTGATGCTACTGGCGCAGCGAGTCTTGCTCTCTATACTGGAAGCGGGAACTTCGTCTTAGATGGTGTTGGTTCTTCTACTTATGCTATTGGAGCATCTACCACTACCGGCACAACAACTATTGGCGGCACAGCCCAAACTGGGATTATTACGCTGGGGAGTTCAAGCGGAGTTAATACTGTAGCTATCTCTGCTGGAGTTGGAACCAATACAGTTGCAATCAACAATGCAGCATCTAACTCTAATGCTTGTGTAGTAAACGTTCTCAGCGGGGCTACACCAGCTGCCAATCAAACATTAACCATAATGGGTGGTGTGGGCAGCGCCGGTAACCAAGTGTTCGCTTCGCAAGGCGGTGCTATTTCGCAGGGGACCAACAGTGCTACATTCTTTGGCGGTATAACTAGTGGCGGAACGAATACATTCAATGTATTCAATGGTGCTTTCACCGGTGGTACAAACTCTGTAAATATGTTCTCTGGAGCTTATACAACAGTTGCTGGGACTTTCAATCTATTCTCTGGCGCTTCTACTCACGCGGGCACCACAAATATCGGTACCGGGACAAGTGCTGCTCATGTAACCAACATCGGTAGTAATGCGGGAGGAAACGTAACTATAATTGCCGGATCTTCTGGCAATATTAATATTGGAGTGGGTGGTAATGCGGGCCAAGTTATAACTATCGGAGCTGCTGCACAAACTGGCAATATCAATGTGGGAACTTCCACTGGTGCTCTCACAGTTGGTCTCATGAATGGTGTCGCTGCGAGTACACAAACACTAAACATTGCTTCTGGGGCATCTGCAACTGGAGCTCAGACAGTTAATTTACTCAGTGGGACAACTCCCGGAGCGACTACAACACTCAATATTATGGGTGGTATCAACTCGGCTGGAAATCAAGTTGTAGCAATTCAAGGGGCTGCAATTACGCAAGGGACTAACTCATTTAGTGTTCTGGATGGGGCAATAGCTGGTGGGACTAACTCATTAAACTTATATTCGGGTGCTATCTCAAGTGGTACCAACTCGCTCAATATCTTCAATGCTAATAATAGTGGGGGAACTAACTCTCTCAACATCTTCAATAATGCTTCTTCCACAACCGCGGGGACAGTAAATATAGCCGCTGGAAATACTTCGGTTACTCACGCAATCAATATCGGAGATACAGCTACTACTACTACCATTAAAGGGAACATTGTCACTGCACCAGTCGCAGCAAGCGTAGCTACCGTAGCATTTGGAAGTAGCTTAACTGCCGGAACAGCGCTACAGAATACGACTGGATATGATGTGCTCTTGAATATCGTAGTTCAAGTGAGTGCAGCCACAACGGCAACATTAACTCTTGGAGTCGGGACTACTAATGCCCCTACGCTCGAAACAGCAGTTCCAAGCTTTACTGTAGCCGCAGCCACTTTCTTCACGATCTTTGCTTACGTTCC